CGATGGTTGCTTTAATTCTTATAGTGCTATGACATCATTTCCAAAGAAGTTATTGGTGACAGACGTTTGTTCTTTACATGTTTATCTCCCAGCTGAGATTAACAAAGCTCCTTTGTTGAAACCTCCTTTTAGGGTAACTGAAACCAGTCCCATTTCAATCAATTCTGCCTTAGAGTATCTAACGAGTCGTTGTGAGCGACACTTTGATATTCAGAGGCAGATTGTTGATAAGGGACAAAGTTTGGTTTCTTCCCGATCTTACTGCTCAGGTTGTAATCGTGCAGCAGATTTGTGTAAGTGCGAGCATGAGAAACAAGCTGGTTCTGAATTTTCTTTTGATTTTATTCGGACCAATATGTCTCAGATGAACGCACTTTTGAGCAATATTGTCGTTCGTGTACCTGAGCGTGTTGTTAGTTGTTCTCTTGTCCAGAAAACGTATATGATGTACCATTACAATGATTTTCTGGATTTGGAACGCCAAACGCGTCGGGATTGCTCTTTGATCTTTTTTATCATTATGATCATGTTAGGCTTGAGAGGAACTTTTACATTCTTTTATTTCAGTGCTTTTTTAGTACTAATTTTAAGTTTGTATTTTAGTACACTCGCCGCATGGCGTAATGATATGTGCACACGTTTAGCGAATAGTCGAACCATTACAACAGATTTGTTTGCTTCTTTGCGTAAAAGCAAAGCAGTTCAATTCTTCTCTGTTTGTATTGTTGGACGTTTGCTCTATTCTTGTGTGTTGTTTCTACGATCTACTCATAAGACTCAGAGTGCTTTGGCACCCACGTCTGTAGAGGAGATCAAGAAACGTGATCAGGAGATTAATCCTTGGGCTACTCCAGTTGCTGCTGAACTTCATGTTTCTGATAAGAATATGAATATGACTGAAGACCAAGTTTTGAGTAAGGTTAAGAGGAATCTCTTCCATATCAAATTGGTGGAGAATAACTTCCAACAATCTTGTGATGTACTTGCTCTTGGTGGAACTCTTTATTTGTTGCCATTACACATCTTCAAGAATCGTAAAGATATGAAGGTGTTGGTGACTAAAGGAGATCCCATGCAGTTGAATTCTACTTTCAAGGGATATGTTAGTATTGCAGCGATGACACCAATTCCTGGCAAGGATTTGTGTATTGTCAATATTCCATCTGGTGGTCCAATGGCTGATATTACTCATCTATTTCCGGAAGCTACTACAGTTTCCGGGAGCGCTCATTTGCTTTATCGTCATGCAGATGGCAACTTAGTAGATGATGTTGTTCGTGCCAATTGGATTCGTAATTCTGAAGCGGGGGGAACTGGTTATCATTACCATGCCCCTTATCATACTTTTACCGGTATGTGCGGAGCTTTATTGGTTTCCTCTTTTGCGAAGAGTTCAATTGTTGGAATTCATCTTCGTGGAATTCCCAATACATCCAGTGCTAAGGCATTGACCTTGACTTTGGGTGAATTACGATCCGCTATTCAGAAGTGTGATGAATGGGTTGGAACTATGCCATCTCATGTCAATGGCACCTTCCCTACTTCGCGTTACGAGCGTCAGGTAGTTACAACACAGGAAGTTCATCCTAAGTCTCCATTGAATTTTTTGCCTTTGGGCAGTAATGTGGAGTACCTGGGACAGAATCCTAATCGTGTTACCCATACGAAAAGTGATGTAGTGAAGACACCTATCTCTGATTTAGTTGAAGAGGAGACTGGTAATGCCAACAAACATGGACCCCCACAGTTCCATCGGTGGAAAATGTGGCAGGCTTCATTAGAACACTCAGCGAATCCTGGTATTGGAGTTGAACCTACCCTTATTGATCGGGCTGTTGTTGATTATTGTGGCGGTTTGACTGAGGTTTTAAATTCTGATGACTTTAATGAAATGGTCAAATCAGAACTGAAGCCTCTTACCCAAATGGAAACGTTGTGTGGTCGTGATGGAGTGCGATTCATTGATGCTATGAAGCGTGGCACTTCCAAGGGATTTCCGTTGACAGGACCTAAGAGAGAATGGATATATTTCTTGGATCCTGAAGATTACCCTGACCATGCTTGTCCTGCTGAATGTGATCAGCAGATTATTGATGAATTTGAGAAAATGCGTGAAATGTTGAGAAGTGGTGAACGTTGTTATGCAATCTTTAAGGCTTGTGTCAAAGATGAGCCTACTAAGATTGGAAAGGACAAAGTTCGCGTTTTTCAGGCTGCGGATTGGGCATTTCAAATGCTTGTTCGCATGTATTTCTTGCCTTTAGCTCGTATTCTTTCATTGTTCCCCTTGGTGTCTGAGTGTGCTGTTGGAGTCAACGCACAAGGCCCCGAGTGGAACGATTTGGCAGTTCATATGCGCAAATTTGGACTTGATCGTATTCTTGCTGGTGACTACAGTAAGTACGATCTGCGTATGCCTGCCTCTTTGATCATTGCTGCTTTTAAGGTTTTGGTTAATATCGCAGAGGAATGTGGACAGTATTCTAGTGATGATATTATGATCATGAAGGGTATCTGCACAGAGATTGCTTTTTCCTGTGTAGCCTACAATGGTGATATTATTATTCATCGTGGTTCAAATCCTTCGGGACAGAACCTTACTGTTTACATCAACTGCATTGTTAATTCTCTTTTGCTGCGTTGTGCTTATTACCACATGTATCCAGTAGAGAATGGCAATCCAGAACCTTTTAGGCAGAATGTCGCCATTATGACTTACGGTGACGATGTCAAGGGTTCCGTTCGTTCAGGTTTTGATTGGTTTAATCATATGTCTTATGCTCAATTTTTGAAAGAGCGTGGAATGGTTTTTACCATGCCTGATAAGGAATCGGAACCTACACCTTACATGAAGGATAGTGATGCTGATTTTTTGAAGCGTCACAACCATTTTAGTGAGGAAACAGGTCTTATCCATGGTGTGTTGGATGAGGCTTCTATTTTTAAGTCACTACATACCGTGCTCAAGTCCAGTTCTGTTTCCACTCTTGATCAGTCCGCAATGAATATTGATGGAGCGTTGAGAGAGTGGTGGCAGTATGGACCTGAGATGTATGAGAACCGGCGAGCTCAAATGCAGAAGGTTGCCCAGCGTGCTGGAATTACCCATATGTGTGATGAACTTGAAACTTCTTATGCAAACCGTCTTGCAATGTTTAAGGAGAAGTATGATTCTTATTAAACACTGCGTTTGTCCTGGGATGACATAAAACTCATCCCACTCCGGAATCATTCGTAGGATAAGTTTAAAATGGTTGTGAAGTATTGGATACCATATGTACAGTATTTTTGTGGTTATTAGTGTAAATATAGGCTTGCTTCATATAGACATTCTCCCGGTGAGAATACCTGTTTTCACAGGAGACTTCGTCAGTCATACAAATTACATGCAGGGGGTGCTCTGAGCGATGCACCTACCCCAAGTTCATAAATTGCTTACTACTCAATATAATGAAAAAGAAAATCAAGCGGAAGGAGACGCCGCATTTACAGTCTCCAAAACCCCAAGAGAATCGGCAGAACAGAATGTTCACTTTGTCGATGGTGACACGCCTTGGTCGTATGATATTACGGCGAATCCTGATGAGACAACTAAGCTTGCAGGATTTTCCGACGCTCAGCTCGGGGACTTCCTTAGCAGACCTGTCAAGATCAAGGAGTATCAGTGGACGCCTGGCGTTGCGTTGTCAGTTACACGCTTCAATCCGTGGACGGAATTTTTCAATAATGCTGATGTTCTTGATAAAATTAATCGTTATCGTAATCTTCGCTGCAACTTGCGCTTGAAGGTTCTCGTTAATGGTAACAGTTTTTATTATGGACGTGCTTTGTTGTCTTATAATCCGTACATTGCGAATGATCAAGTGACTGTCAATAGGGCATTTATTGCTCAAGATCTCATCCAAGCATCTCAAAAACCTCATCTATTGTTAGATCCTACAACATCGCAGGGTGGGGAAATGCTATTGCCATTTTTGTGGCCTGAGAATTATCTTGATATTACTGTGGCAGGATGGGATGATAACATGGGAGAAATTGATATCCACGATTTTGATGTTTTACAACACGCGAATGGTGGAACAGATCCTATAACTGTTTCTGTATTTTGCTGGGCAGAGAATCTCACTTTGGCTGTTCCAACTACTAATCAGGCTCAGGGAGCTGTTGAGGATGCAGAATTGGATGAATTGGGCTTTCCTTTATCATACCATGAACAAGCAGGAAAATCTAAGAATCGATCGACTATGAAAGCCAATAATCAATCAAGTAATGATGAATTTACCAAGGATGGGCTCATCAGTAAACCTGCTTCTGCTATTGCAAAAGCAGCTGATGCTCTATCCATGATTCCAGTACTTTCACCATATGCTAAGGCAACTTCGATGGTTTCAACACGCATTGGAGATATTGCTAAATTATTTGGTTATTCTCGTCCTCAAGTGTTGGAAGATGCAAGACCATACGTACCTAGATATGTGGGTAATCTCGCAAATTCTGATGCGCCAGAACCACTGGTGAAATTGTCACTTGATTCCAAAAACGAATTATCTATTGATACTCGTGTTATGGGATTAGGTGGTGAGGATGAATTAACGATTAATTCTATATGTCAACGATGGTCCTATTGGCGTCAATTTGATTGGCCTGAGGCTGCGACTACTGATACTATGCTCACTTCAATGATTGTTGCTCCAATTTATGGAGATACTGTTGCTGCAGCACCTGTGACAGAAATCCATAGTACTGCACTAGCTTATGGAGCAACACCATTTGATGCATGGCAAGGTACGATCAAGTTTCGATTTAATGTGGTTTGTTCTGAGTACCATCGTGGTCGTCTGAGGATTGTTTATAATCCCGTGACGAGTCCTGCAGGTGCCATACCCTTTAATCAAACTTATTCGACAATTATTGATATCTCTGAAAATAGGGATTTCGAATATGAAGTCAAATGGGCTGATATTAGGGCATGGGCACGAAATTTTGGCATTAATGGTATTCCGGCAGCCACTATGTATGATGATGTGAATCCTATTACTGCTGGGAGTCCACTTGATAATGGTTCTATCAGTGTCTATGTAGTCAATGAATTGGCTACACCATCTACTACTGCTGCTGATGTTAAAATTCAGGTATGGGTTGCTGCAGGAGACGACTTTGCTCTCGCGGTACCCACTACTGCTAATCTTAGTCAGCTGTCAGTATTTCAGCAGCAATCCGAAATTGCTCCGGATGCTCTGGCTACAACGGTAGATAAGTCCAACTCTCCAACATGTACTGAAGAAGTTCCTTCTTTTGCTCCAGGCGAGAGTATTAAGGAAGATAATCAGTATTTGGTGTATCAAGGTGAACGTATTGTTTCATTTCGTGAACTATTGCGGCGATATCAATATTTTAATTCGTATTGGCCGGCAGAAGTGGGCAGTTTCAACTTGATGAGAATGGTGAGTTTTAATCTTCAGGACTTTCCCTACTATCGTGGTTGGGAACCTGGAGGTGAGGATTCTGCAGTGAATTCCCTTGCGGGTAATTCTGATTATAATTTTTGTACTATGACTTTGTTAAATTATCTTACACCTGCATTTGCATGTAGGCGTGGAGGATTGAGACATAAGTACGTGCTTAATCAGTTAGGAGAATCTCCAAGGGCTGTCTCTATGGGCGTTTCTCGACACAATTTGATTGGATCTTCCAACTTTTCCACATCTCATCGTACTGATTCAACAAAAATTGGCGATAGACGTAAGAAAATTCAAGAAACTGAAAAACCGAGTTTGGGAGGTAGTCATGTAACTACTGCCCAACTTCAGCCAGTGTTAGAATTTGAAACTCCTTACTATACATATGGACAGCGCTTTGAAGCAGCCAGGCAAGTAAATCGCTATTCAGCATTTCTACCGCATGCGCATGATCTCCATGTTGATGTTCCTGAGAACACGGCTAAAGCTGATTATCGCATTGATAGATTTGTTTCTATTGCAGAAGATTTCCAGCTGGGCATGTTTGTCGGTGCTCCTATTGTATATGCCTACAATAATCCAGTGGCAGTATAGTTCTAATCAATTGGGTCAGATTAATAAACTATAACATAATTCATAAAAGTCTTTCATGAAGACTTAAAACTCATGACGTGAGAGTCTCTAAACAATGAGACAGGATACTCCTCGGTGGCCGAGGGGGGGCATGGAATGCTTTTTCCATACCTAGGC